CGCGGTGACCATGTTGGTGACTCGCGTGTCCATCGCGGCAAGGTCCAATGCGGAACCCACGGAGTAAAAGGCAAGGCGGGCGTCGGAGTAGTTGAGTGGCCCAGAACCGTTGTAGGCAAATACAAACACGTTCTGCCCGCCAACAGCGGCAGACGCTAATGCCGCGATTGATGTGCTGCCGCCTTGTCGAATGTCATAACTTGCGTTCGTCTGCCTGCTTGTTGCAAGAAACCCAAGGCTTCGCGTGCCGGTATCCGTGTAGGCACCAAGAGATCGGTTGTAGACAAAATGCTTGCTGGAGAAGTGCTGCAACTGCGTTCCGCTGGCGGTAACAGATGTTCCCATGTATCTGGTGTTACTGACAGTTGGGAACGACGAGATATAAGTCGCCATGTGTATGTCATCTCTGCCGACTGACCCGTCACTGTAGTTCGTATCCAAGTACTTGCCGATCCCGTTGCCCTTCAGCCCCGGCGTCGCACCGCTACGGGAGTAGTCGCCGCTGGCGAAGTTGTACGGGGTGGGCGCAGTGCCCTTCAGCGGCACCAACGCCCCGCTGAGTGTTCTCGCCCCACACATGATGCAACTCGCCTGCATCGCATCCCAGTTGCTGCGAGTAGGGTCGCCAGCGTAGCCCGCCGAGTCGGCCTTGCAGCCACGCACAAACGCATCAATGGCCTGCGCGATGCCAACCTCCACGCTCGCCCCGCCATCGGCGGCGGCAACGCGGTTGAGATAATCAATAGCATCGGGGTCCGTTGGAAGCGGCTGGCCTCCGCGACGGGGATAGCCACCGGCGAATGCGTGCTGCCACGGGAGTTTGGGGGCGAGTGTTGGCATTAGTAGTACCAGGCGAGATCGCCTTGAATCCTGCTCGTTAGCGATGGCTGGAGGTCACCCTCAAAAACCACAATCTCTGCGATATATCCATCAAGGAACTCGGCGGCAAACGTCGTCTCTGGCAGGTTGTAGGCAAAGCCAATCGCAAGCAACCTGTCGATTGCAGACACATCACGCACCCTTGGCGTTGAATACTCTGACGCTGGCCCTGCGTCGGCCTTTCCATAGAAAGTCATCGCTGATGCAGTCCCTTGCGTGACCATCTCTGCCATATGCCAACTGGCGTCATCGGCAGTAAATATCGCCTGCGCTGTAGATTCGCCGTTTTGCTGTATGGCTTGCAGCGTGTTTGCTGCTGATTTCCTGATGCCCTCTACGGTATTCGCACCAGTCTCCCTATTGAATCCAGCGATGTACGCCGCACTGTCTGCACTCTGGTAGACGCAAAACATCGCGTATGGGACTGACACAGACGAAGACGCAACTGCACCTTTTAGTCCTGTTTTGTTAATGCTCTGGAACAGGATCGCAGGGATGCCGTCTTTCTGTGTGATCGCGCCTGACACGCAAACTTTTGGTTGTTTTGCTGAATCAGTCTGGCTGGCGTGACGCACATTTCCCGATTGATCCCACCACTGTTTGACGAACCCATCCCCACCCCCGCACCACGCTGCGAGCGTCCCGTCGCTCACTTCAGTCGCGGTGAAATCAGCCTCCGCTGAGTCCGTGCTGCGGCGTACCGTGACCACGGGGCCAACGTAGGAGTTGCTCAGTGACCGCAGGCTATAGGCTGCGGCGGCTCCCGGTGCGTAGTCAAGCAGAAGCGGGAGTTTCTGCGGCACCAGTAGGCGGTTGTTCATTGGACTCATAGCGAGTACCTAACTGAGTAGGCTAGGGGTGTCACAGGGCCGCTCCCAGCGCGGCCATCAGAGCCGAGACTCTTGCATCCAGAAGAGCGAGGTCAACGCTGGCACCGATGGAGTAAAAGGAGAGGCGGGCGTCGGAGGACTGGTCTCGCCCGCCTCCGGTTGTTCCTCTGGCGAAGACGGTTGTTATGTAATCGCCAACTGTGCTTGATGCGTCCACTTGTGCCGTGTCGACCCCACCGTATCGCTGCGTATATCCAGCACCGTTGTCTCTGCTCGCACCTATGAATCCAGAAACATTTCCGACGCTTGCGCCTGTCTTTAGCGTGGCACTTCTTACCCGCGTGTACGCTGCCGATGTAGTGCGTAGCAGCGATACTGCTCCGTTTCCAGCACCGCCTCCGCCAAGCAGGGTCATGGTGTTTGGCGATGATGATATTGTCTGTTCATACACAGAGCAGTGATAGTCGTCCTGCGGGTCTGCGGAAAGAAGACGGTTCGTATCGATGTACTTTGTGCTGCCGTCGCCCTTCAACCCAAGCGACCTTGAATAATCTGAAGCCACCCAGTTGTAGCCGGTTGGCGCGACACCCTTCAGCGGCACCAATGCACCTGCGACGGTCCTTGCACCGGCGAGTACGCACGCAGACCCAATGGCTGACCAAAGCCCATCGGCCTTCAGACCTTTCACAAAATCGTCAATGGCGATGGCAACGCTGCGTTCGACGGCTGCCCCGTCTGCTGCGGCCACTGCTGCCAAGTATGCAATAGCATCACTGTCCGTTGGCACCGTCTGCGATGCGCCACCGAGAGCCTGCGGTGCGTATGCGTGGTTGTACGGCAGTTTGGATTGCAGTCCGTAGTGCCATGCAATCTCGCCCTCTGCGAGTTCGCGTGACGCGGACACGTCGGATGTGTGGACAATGATCTCGGAGATGGTGCCAAGGAACGGAGAACCGCCATTCACGGCAGAACCTATGATCGCAACAGTGCAAGCCGGCGCTTTTGCTGCGTATGCCACAGAGGTTGCAACACCGTTGATGCTTGCGACCTTTGCTCCAGTCGTAGTTGTAGACGCAACCAGCGACCCCGTGATGACGCACTGCTCCAGCGGAAGAGTGCCAAACGCCCAGAACGCGCCGGCATCCGATGACGAGCCAGTAGCAAAGTACGCTGTTGACGGCGAGCCTAGAAAGAGCCCGTAGTCAGTTGAGGCAGATCCGGTCAACCCCGGACCTTCGGACCCTTGGAATACATATCGACCAGAAGTTAAGTTATCGACCGAAAAAACTGCGGCGTAAAACAATCTGCCGCTGGCTGATTGCCCCACGGATGGCGGTGCATTTATCGACAGGGTGTCGCCGCCATCAAACTGCACCGCAGGCTTCCCGCCCTCAGTCACCACTACGCCACTGCTCACCACCTTCGGCTGCGCCCCTGCCGTTGTCTGCACAGCATTGCGAGCATTGCCGCTCTGGTCATACCAAGTGTGTACGAACCCGTCGCCCGCTCCGACCCACGCGGTCAGCGTGCCATCGGCTACCTCGGCGGCAGTGAAGTCTGCGGTGGTGCTGTCGCTGCTGCGGCGAACCTTGACTACAGGCCCAGTGTAGGCATTTGACAAACGCCTGAGCGAATACGCTGCGGCGGCTCCCGGCACATGGTCTAGCACGGGTGCAGCAAACTTAGGCGAGGAACCAAGTAGCATCTGCTTGACCACGCTGCTGCCAGCCGAGAGTGTTGTGTCGTTGCTGCCGAGTTTGAGCGACATCGAAAACTCCGATCAGGTGATGACGTAGAGCGTGGTGGCGTCAGGCGTCAGGGCGTCGTACTCGGCTTGCGTCAGGGCGACAATGTTGTCGATGCCAGTGCCGATCAGGGCGTAGTCTGTGGAGTTCCACAGCTTGCCTTCGCCGACCTTCTTGCGGCCGGTGTCGGACTCAATGCCCAGCTCGCCTTGAGCAAGGTGAAAGTTGCCGGCAGTCCACTGTGCTGCGGTCTTGGTGCGAATCAGCTTGTCGACTGTTCGCAGCGGATTTGGAAAGCTCATATCACGCACCCCCGAATGAAAATGACAAGAACAGCGGCGAATGCCAGGCCGGCAAACGCCAGGAAGTTAATGAACCTCTGAATGCTCATCCCTTCACCGACACGGTCGCAGTCATCGACGCGGAGCCGGTGATGATTGGGTAGACGTACGCGCATGCGAAGCACGCATCGGGCACAGGGTGGACGCCGACAGTGACACTGGTAGTGACGGCGTTGCCGCTGTCGTAGACCTGCAACGGCGTGGCAAGCGGGTCTGGAGCCCCGTACCAGTTGATTTGCGTGGCTCCGTTGGTCGCAGCAATGGTGATGCACCCTCCAGCCCAGCGGGCGTAGGGGAAGCCGCCAGAGCCTGCTGTGGCTACGCTGCCTGCCGTGATGGTCGTATTGCCGCCTGGGCGGCGTTCAATTGCGTTCATCGTCCTT